AACACCACCATCTCCAATAATAGATGTTGTGCCATATCCATTTACCATATATGTTCCATCACCGTTAACCCATAAATTATATACTAGTTTGCCTTTAGCGGGAACAATTTTTGCTGGTTCGAATTGTTTAGTCTTTAACCAAGGATAAATTGATTTTAATTTTTCTGATATTGGACTGCACAATTCACCATCAATATAAAGTGGATGATTGATTGTTGCAAATGGTTTATCTTTTTTGGTTGGTGCGTATAAAGATTCCAATTCTGTATCCATTATTGTTTCAATGAATGTCACACTGTTGTACACTTTCTTATTGTGGTTATAAACAACATCACCTACTTTAACATCTTTAATTTGTTTTGTTGTACCATCAGACATAAGAATCAAGGAATCTTCAGTGAAACAACCGCCACCGCCACGTGCTGGTGGTGGAGGAGGTGGAACATACGTTGCGGTCTCTGTAACGTAACTATAAACATATTTTGATTGTATAGCTATTGTTGCACCAGTATAATAATTATCAATACTTGATGCCTTGGCATCCAATTTCAGTTTTGTTACACCAGTAAACCATGCACCACCTTTTGGCATCACTACCTGTTGTGCGACTCCATCATAACTGGAACTTGGTGGAACGGTAGATTGATATACTATATCACCCTCTGCATCTTTGGCCACAATTGCTATTGCACCAGGAGTTCCAGCTGGGTTGGTTGCAGACCAACTAAATGTATGACTGCCTGCTGCTAGTGTTACATTTGTTGCTGTTGTTGTTCTTGGATTACTTAATGATAATCTTGTCGTGCCATTAACTCTAAATGTTCCAGAACTACTTGCAGAACCAATAAATGTATATACACCAGCTTCAGCTATATTTGCAGTGAATGTAGCGGTGTATGAAGCACTCTTATTTAAATCACCCCAAACACCATACTGATTTAAGAATGTTCCCCAATCACTAGGATTTTGTACTTTATAAATTTGTGATTGAGCACCACCTTGTGGTGTATAACTACCACCAACACCACTAATAACACCTGAAGTATGTAGTGGTGTAACCGAACTTGAATTGTTTATAATACCTGCAGCAGTATTTGAAACATAATTGCCTGCACTATCAAATATAGCATTTTGTATAATGTTTGTTGTTGTGTAAGATGGAGCACCCAATAATGAAGAAATATACAAGCGTATATCCTTTGTGCCTGTGTAAACATATTTACCTACAACTCTACCTGTTGGATAGAATTTATTTGCAGTATAGAATCCAATAATATCATTATCATTAAACGTACCAACAACATCTTTTAATTCAATTGTATTTGGACTTGTGATGTATTGATTAACAATCTGACCATCAAATGTGGCCGTCATAGGTGCATTAACTAATAAACCTCTTGCTCTAAAGATGACTTGTTGAGCTCTAATGTATGGTAACACAGCAATATTAGTTAGGTAACCATTGTTAGAACCAACAGTAGATGTTACTTGGCCATAGTTTGAAAATGATTGATTACCTAATTGACTTGCATATGTTTCTGTTGTTGTTGCAATATAACCAACGAAACCAAATGGGCTTGGGTTAATACCATGACCTTCAATAGGACCACTTGATGATGTTACACTCTGTGATGTTCCTGGAATTGTAGCAAAGTCTCCAGAATTTAATAGGTTAACACCGTTCGTTTGTTGGTATATCTTCAGTGATGGGTCTGAAACTAAAATAGCTGGTGCTTGGTTGTTATCTACCCAGTTATCCATAGGTGGGTTTAGACTTACAACACCTTCAGAAATTACAACACCAAATGGGTTTACGCTTACTGTACTTGTAGCAATCGGTTGTACAACAACATTTGCTGTTGTGTATGGTAATGTGAAGATGTTTGTATGAGCACCAGCAATACTTGACACCGAGAATGAAGATGTTTTCTTTATTGTTCCCAATGAATTCAATACAATTGGATTTTGCAGTGCAAAATTATCTACAATATTTAATGGTCCAAGTCTTTTCTTTCTTGTATTAATGTTTGCTTGAAAATCAGGATTAGCGGTATCAGAAGTTGAATAAGATGAGAAGTCATCAACCAAAATACCATTCTTAAACCTATTCAAACCATTTACATCAGGCACCTGTAAAGACTGTGCATTTGTTTCTAATAAACTTAATGATGTGTAATACTCTAAGTTATTAACACGTGTTTGTAAGTCTGTAATGTCAGACTTGATCCAATTCTTATGTAATACTTTTTCAATAGAAAGGTTTGCATTGATCTGACCTGGTGCCTCACCTGGAATATAAGCTGTGTAAGGATCCAATGTCATTTTTGCCAATAACAATGAACCATCTGGTTCAGTTGGGAAAATTGGCTCAGTACCTGGTGTGCCTTTGATAATCTTAAATGATTTATCTTTTGTTAAAACTAACTTATCTTTTCTACCAAGATAATAAGAATAATCACTTTGATATTCAGTTAGACTCTGTGGTATTAAGATACCAGTATCGTCTGATAAAGGATTACCTGTATATTCATATACCATTGCGGCCTGTGCATTTCGTCTTACAGGTCTAAAATCGATACAGTCTGACAGTCGATAGTTTTTACCGTTCTTAGCAGTATAAACTGGAATGTCCTGATAATTTTCTGGTGCAGTTGATATAGGTGCAAGGTAAGAATTGATATTAAAGTATCCATCACCACCAGTATGGCCATAATAATCAAAGACAACAAGAATATTACCAGCAGGTACAGAAGCACCAGCAACTAAGTTTACAGAAGCATGGTCATAGAAATTGTCTCGTTGACCATTATCTAATACAAATAAAGATGTAACATCATAAGCTGAATCTATCATCATTGCATCTGTAACTGCAACAGCTGGATCTTTAGAATTAATAACCTTAACAATCCTCTTAACGTCAGAAACATATAAAGAATTGGTTTCACTAACTCCCGCATTTTTAATGTACACTTGACCTTTTGTTAGGTCGATATATGCTAATGAATTAATTGTATTACTTACACCAGTTATACTAGCAAAGGTCGTATTACCTTCAACTAAGTTTTTTGCTTTAAGTATTGTACTGGTATTATCTGCATTTGAAATGGAGATGTCTGCAATAATATCAACAGTTGGGTTTGAATATGTTGTTGATCTAAATGTGGCAGTTTTCTTATCAGAAGAAATTGTTACTGTATTTCCTGATGTGCAGAAATCTAAAATTCTACCAGTAGATTGATCTATAACTGTATAGTTTTGTTTAATTACGTCAGAAGATAATACACCGGTGCCTAAGAAAGCCTCTGGTGTACCTGAAGGTATAGAGATTGCTAATGTAGAGGTTCCACTAACATTTGTGAATGACTTAGAACGGAATACTCTAGTGGAATTATAGTCACTGTTAGATATGTTTGCGACATAAGGATAACCAATTGGGAATATCAACTCTGGAGTTCTTGGATTGGTTAAAATTGTATCACCAGTTGATATACCACTTGTCTTACCTGAATTATCTATGTGTGCTGAGGAGATAATAGTGTTGCTAGCATTTCTAATAATAATAGTTTCAATATCAGATACTTTAAATGCTAATGTAAACCTAGAAGTATTGTCTGTTGGTAAAGTAAATGATTGATCTACTGTTGCAGTTTTTGTTGCACCATTGTATGATACAATTTTTCTTCTATCACCTACACTTGAACCGCCAGTGATTGAAATTGTTGTTCCATAATATGCATTAGATACATTTGAGAATGTACCATTAGTATCAGCAAACTGTATTGTCGATAGTGAACCAGTATTTGCAACACCTGTTAATGTTGTGGTTGTTATATCGTTTACATATGCTCTGTAGACATATGATAACGTATTGGCATCTGTTGTACTACTTACATACTGTAGGTCTCTTATGTAACCAGAACCAACTAATGTAGAACTATATGTTCTTGTATTGGTTGAATTTATATCACCATTGGCCACAGAATGTAGGTCAATCTTAGGCATGGTGGTGATGTCAAATCTACCTTTTAGGTTATTTACACTCAAATAACTACCATAATCAATGAATACAGGATTACCTAATATTTGATTTGTTGTTCTAGCTCTGTCATTACTTAATAATAAATCTGATTGATTTTCTATTCTGTAACCGTGTACATATGCAAGGCCTTTACCAACTCTAATATTAAATTTGCTATCATCTGCTGTGTTGGCCGATGGTGTTAATTTAAATTCATTAACAACATAGTCACCATTAGATTCATAGTCACGTTTAGCAAAGTAATCATCGATAACAGAGTATACTGTACCATCTACCTGTTTAGTAATTACACCATTCTCCATGCGTAACAGTTCAACAAATGCACTGTCATCACCTAATGTCAATGGTCTTGTAACTAAATCTAATGTAATTTGGTAACGATCTGCACCAGGTGCCTGATAGTTTGATGCACCAACCGCAGGATCGAGTAATGATGTATCACCAAGGTATGAAACAATACTTTCTGTGATTAATAAACCAACACGATAAGATGGTGTGTTGCTATACTTGTCTAGTACGGCTGTTTGTGGTAAAACTTTTACAAAGTTACCAATAGAATATTTTGAATATGAACCGTCTGGGTTTGGTGTTGATGAATTGCTATAACCATTTACGATGTAGAAAATACCTTCAGAGATAGATGCAGTAGAGGACTTACCTGTGCATGGTGTACCATCATCGTCAGCTTTAACTAATGCAACCGCATTTGTACCATCAACACAAGAGACGGTCATACCGAAATCAAACTGAGCACCTGAATAGTAGTTGATGATTAATGTTGGTGGTTCTACCAATGAACCATCTTTAAAGGCCACAACCTTTGCACGGACATTACCATTTGTATCTGTGATTTCTTTATTTAAGAAGTCAGATGGGTTAATATCAACGTTCTGGTATTGTGGTTGTAATTTAATATAGAAGCAGTTGAGGTTGGTAGTAACTTTACCACCTGTAACTGGAGTATTCTGAGAGAAAATATGGTCAGCAAAATTAGAGATTTGATTCTGTAAAATACTTTGCGATTGTGTTAACTCTCTGGCTTGAACGGCAGAGCCTGGTTTAAACAATATGCGATGAAAGTTTTTACTTGGATCAAAATCATCATAATATGGGTCAACATTAAAATTTAGAGCCATTTTTTTCCCTTAATAACCTAATACGAACTTAAATTGTTCTATGCCGTCTGGACTTCTCTCGACACCTGTTCTATTCTCAACGAACATAATGTATCCAGAGAAAGTTGTATAAACTGGTGGATTTACTGTGATAACAGTTCGAACTGTTTTTGAACTGTTACCAAAAATTGGAGAATTTGTTGAGGCCTCTCCTGTTTTATTTATAACCCTTAATAGGTTGTTTTCTGAATCAAAATTTAAAACTTGTGCCTTAAAATTACAATTCTGTAGTGATTCACCTTGATATATAAACTCATCTTCAACAAATAAACCTGCACCTAAAGCAACTAACAACTCTGTTGTTGCATTATAGATTGTTGCATTTGCTGGATTCGGGAATGTTTCTGCTGTTACCGGATCAACGATAATGCCAACCTGGTGAAAATCTATCTCTGTTGGTATCATACCACCTTCAGTTGCATTAAACTGTGCAGTCAACATTATGTGGTCACAACCTAGTTCACCAACTAAATCACTGCCGTGGCCACCTATAGGAGATATACCTGCATATGCGTTTGCACCTGATCCTAATTCAGATGTTATCTTTACATCAGCATAGGTGTAATTTGTTC